GTAATATATTTTAAATACTGTATTCATCTTAATGTACTGATGCTTTGGCATCGACCTCACATTCAACTACCCAGTTATCGAACTCGGTAAATTTATTAACTTCTACGCCCAGACCGACTGCTTCATGTACAAAATGCTTTAGTAGCGCATTGTACAGTTCGTCTGGCATTGTTTCTTTGCTAAATTGAATTTTCATACTTTACATCTATTAAATTTAAACCAATTGCTCACGAACCCAGGCCAATCGACCTTGTTCATCCATCGCTGTATATTCTACTATGTTGGCACGTATTGCGTCAACCAAATGATAATATTCCTCATCAAGATTTTTCTTGATGTCCTTGTTCAAATCCACCAACTTGTCTGTGCGTGGATTTCGTGCAACCCACTTAGAAGTCAAGTAGTAAGGAGATTTGATTTTAGAACTAACGTTATCCTTGTCGTAAAATACAAACCCTTCGTGCCTTGCCGTCTTTACTTTAGACAATAGTTCGCCTAGTGGCAAAACATAAGATTCCACAGCATGGCAGTTTAGTACGCCTTTGGCATAGCTTTCCCAATGATTGGCTATAGCTACACCGAAGCCTTTTATCTTGCTATCCCACGAGTTTTCACGATAACCCAAGAAATACATACCTGGTGTTTCCACGACAATATGTGGATCATTTGGATGCACACATTCAAACATCAAAGTGGTACCGGAAGCAGAACACACAGCCAGTTGCCAATCGGCCCATGACATATGACTCAACATCATTTCTTTTGCCATCGATACATACGGTGAGTCCGTAGATCCAGTAGTGGAAACTAGAATATCCCCTTTGTGCCAAGTCATAGCAACGAGAAAACCATTTATCTTACGATAAGCGGTAACAAGGGTGTCATCAGATAGAACTGGCGCTCTGGACTCAATTCTAAAATTATACACTTTGCTGAATGGTCGTGATATCACATTGAAATCACTATCAACTATCGTGCCCCTACATTCTTCCAGAAATTCGTCCCACAAATTTCGGTAAAATACCGACTTCTTGTACTTCAGGACGAATAACCCTGGGAAGTTAGACGATTCCTTCATGGTTACGTTTGATGGATTTCCCGTCACATACTGTTTCAACGATTCTTTGGTTATCATTTTGTATACCTATTGAAGTGGGCTAAACACATTTCTTTTCTGTCTGAGAGCCGGCAAACGATCTTAGGTCTTTCTTTACCTAACTTAGAGGCAGATACGGCAGCGTTATGCTCCGGAGTTTTGGATCGGCCAGTCAACGCCTTCGACCTTTGTTCATTAGCCTCTTTGGGCTGGGGTTTATATTCTCTTGACGATGGGATTCCCTTCAGAGGAGAAGGTTTTCCTTTATTTGAAGGAGATTTCCCGACATGGGCGGCGGCATTTTTAGCATTGTGCTCCGCTGTATTCTTCTTTCCTTTTCTGCTACCAACCCTTCCTTTGAGAGGTCCCGGTTTTCCGCCATACCCTCTGAATATAAAATCGCCGTCGCCATTATGTTGATTATAACTCATTCGATCGTTTTTGGCATCTAATTCAGTCAAATATTTTTCTTCTAGTTCTACCATTTCGTCTGGCAGACCGATACATAAAATTTCTCTTTTCCAATTATCTTTATTTTCCAAAATAATCGGTTTTACAAGATTGCTAGAACATATATAACCGTCAGCAGGATGACATCCTTTGGCGAATCTCACCCCGATATACCATTTACCAGACGATAACTCTGTCCATTTATATAGATATGCTTGTGTTTGTTTCATATCTATATTTAGTATCAAGTCAGTGCCACCATACAAAATTATTCTATCTCAAATTCTTCGTAGGCTCGCCAATCAGTGCATCATAATTTAGGTCATTTTATGGCTTGTTATCTACAACAATTACCAGATTATTTCCTGGAAGAATATGACACTAGATTACCTTTCAAATGTGTTTGAATGTTGTATTATATACGATGATGTATTTACTGTCAACAGTTGAATAGGGTGATAAGCACAAGATACTATTGTGATTCTCTTTCTTTTAGCATAGCATCAGCCAACATATATGCATGCTTTGCCCATGCCTCGTAGTTTTGGTTCCAAGTATTGGCCATCATACCTTGCATGGCCTTTGCAGCAAAGTAGTCACGCAGACTCATGCCTGCGTGACCTGTTTCAACAGGAAACGCTGGTCCACCTGTGATTTTCATTCTTCAACTCCAAAATGTTTTTGTAATACCATACTAAACTCAGCTGGGTACAATGATCTTTCGGTCTTTACACGGACACAGTAAACAGCAGTGCAATCCTTAACAATCAATTTGACGAATTTTTCCGCTTGGTTCATTATATTTTTCCTATCGCTTTCATTATATCATACATAACTGGGCAATCAAACGGGTTACCTTGACTCAATGACCATATAAAGTCAAAAGTTGTGTCTGATAAATCGGGTTCTTTTTCTAATAGAAGTTCTCTTGCTATTTCTTGATTTAATATGTTATTTAATTCTTCGTTCATACTACTTTTTTCGAAATATTAATTACTGCATTGTGTATTCTTGCATTAAACCAACGACGGATAACGTAACCTCGGATAATGCTAACAACGGTGAATATTACACTAATTGATAACTGTTCTCCTAGAGTTACTTGAATTCCGAACATTGGAAATACAATAAGTTGAGTCATTAAGGCAATAACCCAACCTACTGCTACGTTAATACATACTTCAATTAGCGATTCGATTTTTGATTGTTGCATATGTATATTATAACAAACAGTTTACTATTTGTCAAATATTACGCATGATGTCCTTTAATTTCACCTTTGAGTGCGTCAGCAATCAGGTCGTCTATAAGAGTAACAATGTTGCCAGTGCAATCCCATCCTGCATTACGAGCACGGTACTTTTCGAGTCCACTAACGTTTTGATGAAGATGGCCATAAAAATGTACTGATCCACGATGCACCTGATTCCACTCGGTAATAGGGTAATGAAACATTACTACCTTGGTACCATTGTAATTAACTTCAAGGTACTTGTGAATCTCCTTGAAACAATTACGAAAGCTAACGTCCTTTACTGATTTGTTATCGTGATTGCCTTCTACAAGGATCTTGTCACCGTTAAGGCTTTGGAGAATCTTTGCAGCATCTGATGCACTACAAAATGCCACATCTCCAAGGATATAGACAAGGTCCCCTGGCTCAACTTTCTCGTTCCACATGCGAATCATTTCGCTGTTCATGTGTGCAACATCCTTAAAGTGCCCTCGGGTCTCTGGACAAAACTTCATGATATTTTTGTGCCCCCAGTGGGTGTCCGAAGTTATCCATGTTTTCATAGTGTATTCCTTATGTATTCTACACACCATTTGTGCTCTTTCCAAACAGGTGTATATTCTAAAATTCTTTTCTTTAACTGCTCTATTGTAGCAGCTTTTTCATTTTTTGTCAACTTTCGGTCTGCAAAGCCTTTTGTAATGTTTTCGCTATGCGAAATAAACTGTAAGTTTGCAGGGTGTCGTAATAGTTGCGGTGGTAAAGAAAATTCGTATCCAGTCATCCTTGGCACAATATGATCTCTTACCCACCCTTTGGGATTCTTGCGACTGAATATTCCAAACTCTGTTAGGACTTGAGTTGAGCTACTATCAAAGAATTCAACCATCGAGCCAATCCAGTTAGATTCTTTATAGTAGATATCGTAAGGATCTTTGTCAGAGCGTTTAACCCACTGGCCTCGTTCTTCCATAGTTTTTCTATACTTTTCCTTGAACTCAGGTGTAAACTTTTCTTTTGATTTTTGACCTATTATCTTTTTAGTGTCATCTGAATGTATGCGAATATAGCTAGCACGGTCTCTATTCTTATGCATAGCTTTAATTCTATCTTCTGTGAATTTTACTCCACGGTTAGACGCACCTGCTTTATATCGATATTCGGGATTTTCTGCAAACTGTTTCTTCTTTAAGATTGATGCCTCTAGTTTTTGTTCTGTAGTCCACTTGTTTCCAAAGTTTGAATTATTTGATCCTGATTTATTCTTTCCCATGCATATACGTGAGCAAGTCTGTGTAGTAGCCCTTGACGCAGCGAAACTAGTGTTACATATAACACAAACACATTGATATTTTGCCATTTTGTTCTCCTTCACTTATTTATATAAAGTTAAACAAAATAATCAAAATGTAAATCAGTTGTCATGCGTACCAAATTTCTTTAAATCCTTCTTCTTCAGTTGGTTCTTCCCAGTTATTAATCATGCCCGACACAATATCCCAGGGTATGTTTTTTCCTGGTCGACTAGCTAGTCGCTTCGTCAATTCGCTAGCAGGTGGAGTCTTGAATACTACAGCGATATGCTCGTAGTCTGGCAGCATGTGGAACTTCTTCTTGCGGCTCTTAACCGAAGTACTAGTTTGATCCCAAATGATATCACGACTCAATTCTCGAGCTACTGTAACTTCCTTAGCCATCAACTCTACAGCAGTTGGCATGAAAGAATCGAAGACTTCGTTGTAGGTGCGTCCAACTTCTTTGGCGTAGATTTCAACCCACTTATCGGTGCTGACTTTTGCACATGGTAACGCCCAGTCTTGGTTATTGACCCAAGTAGATTTACCAGAGCCGGGCACTCCTATTAGTTGATAACACTTAGCCATTAAATATC